AATATCTCCCCGGTCTTGGCTTCTACGGCTTTGGACTTCTTCATATCATTGGCTCACTTGCGAATGCAGTCAGTGGCGGCATCCGTGCCCTGCTTGATAGTGCATCAGTGGCAAACCTACAAGGTGGCTTCAAGTCCAAGGAAGCGAAGATCGCCGGGGAGATCCGATTTACTCCTGGGGAATGGATTGATGTTGATATGGCAGCAGAGGAGTTGGAGAAGGCTTTCTTCAATCTCCCAGTTAAGGAGCCATCGACAGCCCTGGCTAACCTTGTATCGACACTTGTCGATGAAGGAAGACGCTTTGCAACAACAACTGAGAACATGGTTGGCGATGCCTCGAATACGGGCCCAGTTGGAACAACGCTCGCGCTGATCGAGCAGGGCTCGAAAGTCTTCAGCGGTATTCACAAGCGCATGCACGTTGCAGCCAGGCAGGAATTCAAGATGATGGCCTCACTGAACTACGAGTTCATGGAGGTCGATGAGTATCCCTACGAAGTCCAGGGTGAGGAGCGCACGATCCTCAAGTCAGACTTCGATGGTCGAGTCGATATCATCCCGGTCTCGGATCCGAACATCTGGTCATCGACGCAACGCATTGCACAGAACCAGGCCATCCTGGAACTGATCACGACCGATCCTGAGCTTTATCCGAAGGCTCAGCGCAAGATAGCGCACAGGCGCATGCTTGAATCATTGCGAGTGCCTGATGTCGATCAGATCCTGCCTGAAGATCCAGATGCGCCTGTTGATCCTGTGAGCGAGAACATGGGTTTCATGGTCGGATCTGCTGCGACCGTGTATCCACTCCAGGATCATCAGGCGCACATTCAGGTTCACATGAATTTTGCTCAACAGCAGGCAGCAGAGAATCCTGACCTGGTAGCGAACCTGGAGCCGGTGATCCAGGCGCATGTCATGGAACACAAAGCCTACATCTATAGAGCTGAAGTCGAAGCTCAACTGGGTACGCAGTTGCCATACATCAACCTGGACGATCCGACCGACAACGAAGATCTTCCACCTGAGTTAGAAAAACTCATCAGCCAGGCTGTCGCGAAACGTCTGCGGCCTCCACCACCTCCGGCTCCGACACCTGAAGAACAGGCAGAGCAGGATGAGAAGCAGCGCCAGGAAGACGAGCGCGACATGGAGGTTATCGGCAAGATCGAGCGTGGCAGAGCAGAGAGCGCAGCCGCGATCGATCGCAAGGACGAGGAGTCTGATGCGGAACAGAAGCGCAAAGACAAAGAATCCCAGGCTGAGCAGAAGCGAAAGGATAAAGAATCGAGAGCCGAAGTTCGCCGCCTGGACAAGAAAGCTCGCGCACAGGCTACGTTTGGAAAGAGCCCAGTGAGCGCACCGAAAAGCGGAGTAAGTAAGAAGCGGAAGAAGAAACGTGGCAGTAGCAAGTCCTAAAGAAATTCGAGCGGCCAGGGCATTTCTGCAAACCAGGGGTGTCCGGTCGTCCGAGATTCCGCCACGGAAGTTCGCGAACTCTGCAAAGGAATTGAACATGGGATTTCGCGAGTTGCTACGCTTGATCTCCAGGTTATACTCCGGTGGTCAAGCGCAGCAGCAGTTCCGCATGAGTGCGATTGCTGCGGCTGCTGAAGCAGAAAAAGGGTAAGCGTCGTGCCCTGATGTTCGACGCAGGTGAGGAGATCAGTCATGACTGATTACATGAAATATCCAAAGCCGAAAGCTGACAAGACCCTGGGCGAAAGTGCCAAGGATGTCAGTACCGTCAAAGGTGGCGGCCAGCATTCTATCGCCGGAACGATGGGCAAGCACCAGCGTACTGGCTCAGGTGCTGAAGGTGTCGGCGGCAAGGGCAAGGGAAGCTACTGATGAAAGCGTCAGGTAAAAAGCCGCCGAATCAGGGCCATACGAGTGCAGCCAAACCGAAAGCAGGTGGAGGTCCAGCAAAAGGCACAATGGGCATGGGAAAGGTAAAGCCTAAAGCTCGTGGTGCCATGGGCAAGAACCAGCAAACCGGAGATGGTGAAGCGTTCTAAATAGGAGAAGGCGATGTCTGCACTTAGGATGGCAGAACTCGTCCTCAACCGTGCCAGGGAACGCATCGAGGAGAATCGCTCGTCGATGGAAAAGGGTGTGGCTCATGACCAGTACATGAAGCTGTGCGGTCGCATTGCTGAAGATAAATGGATCATGGAGATATGCCGAGAGTTCCTGGCACAAGTTGAAGGAGAGGATGAAGCAGATGAACTCTGAAGCGGAGAAAAAGGAATGGGCCGAAGCGCGGCCAGCAACATTGATAGACACTTTCGTACCGAAAGAATATCCAGGGAAGATCGATCTGTGGCGACTCGTCGTGCAGATTCCAGAGCCACCGGAGGAATCAGAAGGTGGCATCCTGGTGCCGGAGGAGTATCGCGAGCAAAGGGAATTCACCACTTACGTTGGCAACGTGAGATCCATGGGCCCGTTGTGCTATACGGCTATTACCAGGTCTCAGATGGATCTGGACAATGCTCTTGGTTGCCAAGTCGGTGACTGGGTGCAGTTCGGAAAGCATGATGGCGAGAAGTTCAGGACGCTAGATGGCACCCTCTGGGTAGTCCTCACAGACACTCAGATCATCTGCGTGACAAATGAGCCTGAACTATTTGATTGCATGTCTCTTTGACTGGGGCGTGGCAAGGAGTAGAATCAGCGACACAACATAGTCGTTGCAGCACAGGAGAGCGGATATGGCTGAGCAGCAACGGGACAAGATTGAGTACGACTTTGAGGATCTGCGTAGGAACGAGGATCCCATACCGGACAACGTACTGGATCAGCTTGGACTCGAAGAACAGGATCTGACTGAGGACGAGCGTCATGATGACAAACAAGCCAAGGATGACAGCGAGGAGTTGGATGACAGGGAAGAAGAAGACGATGAGCTTGATGAAGACGGAGAGTACAAGCCAGCAAAGATGACTAATGCGATGCGGAAGCGCATCATGAAAGTCAAGCGAGATGCGAAAAGGGAAATCGCAGAAGCGAAAGAAGAAGCTGGCGAAGAAATCTCGAAGCTCAACAAACGCATCGACGAGCTGGAGAAATCAGGGAAGACCGACGAACTCGATAATGAGTTCAGCGGAAAGCTCGAAGATCTTGAATCGCAGATGGAAGCTGCAATGGAGGAAGGTGACAGTAAGAAAGTCACTTCTCTCACCAGGAAAATGTCTGAGCTTACTGCGGACATGCGCGATCGGAAACGCGAGCTTGAAAGCGACGAACCGGATGATCTTGAAGATGAAGGCAAGGAAGAACCGAAGATCATTCCGAGAGCTGTTGAATGGTTGAAGGAACAGGATTGGTGGGATGACGAAGAACTAGGGCATGTCCGAAAATTCGTTCGCAAAGCTGACATGGCTTTGCAGAGAAAAGGTTACAAGCCCACCGACGATGATTTCTATGAGCAGCTAGAAGCAATCATCGAGAAGAAGTACCCAGGTGTTGTGGAACACACGATGTCTGAGTACGAAGACGAAGATGAAGATGAAGATCTTGATCTCGATGAAGAATTCGAGGAGGAGGATGAAGACGAGTTTGTTGACGTTCCCTCTAAGAAGAAAAGTCGCAGAGCGAAGAAGAAGCGCCGGGCACGGAGTCCGGTGTCGGAAGGCGACCGAGGTGGTGTCTCCAGGACGAAGAAGAAGTTCAGGAAGAAACGCGGCAAGACGTTAAGTGCCGCCAGGGTTAAGAACATGCAGTTATTCGGCATGGACCCTGAGAATCCTGATCACGTTGAAGCGTACCTGGATAACAATCCGTAGGAGAGCGATATGGCAAGTGCCAAACAGCAAGCCAGGAAAGCCGCCGAAGGTCGGCGCAAGAAATCATCTCAGGGAAAGAAGCGGTCTGGTGCCCAGAAGAACGCACCAGAACAGCTAACGCACGGAGAAGAAAAGGTCCATGAAGCGGAGAACATGGATCGAGAAATGGATGATCTCTATGATCCGGAAGCGGACAATGAGATACAGGAGTGGCGAAGGCATTCAGATCTGGATGCGCCACCTGCCAGGGAAGGTTACGTGAATCGTTTCATTCGGATACGTCTGGGAACCGTTCGCGATACAGCCCGGCTGAGGAATGCAATTCGAGAGGGATGGCGACCTGTAAAAGCGTCAAGCGTTTCAGATCGTTCACTACCGACCACCACTCTCGACCAGTACGGTGAAGTCATCGGTGTAGAGGACTTGATCCTATGTGAGATGCCTGAACGGATGCACAAGCAGCGGAAGAAATTCTACCGTGATAAGCAGCGCAGACAGAACCAGGCTATCGAACGTCAACTCAAGGGTGTGTCCAGGGAGGATGTTTCAGGCTTCGGCCCGATCCAAACGACCAGACACACATCCGTTACGGCTGCACCTCCACGACGAGTAGAGGTTGCAGATGATGATTAACCGGAGGTATCCGAATGACAAACGTGGATCGACCGTTTGGCTTTACGCCAACGCGCCACGCTGCCGGAGGCACTCCCCAAAGACTCGGTTCTTACGAGATTGATAATGGATTAGCGGAAGATATTTTTTCCGGTGATCCGGTTGTTCTGTCAGGTACAGGACGACAAGTCATTCTCGCGACTGCTGGCGATGCGAACCTGATCGTAGGTATCTTTGCCGGTGTTCGTTACACTGATGCTAACGGGGATGTCCAGTTCAAGCCGAACTGGGTCTCAGGCACAGTTGGTACTGGATTACAACGTGGCGACGAAAATCCAGAAGCCCTCGTTTATGATGACCCAAGGATGGAGTTCATCGTACAAGTCAACCAAACGGCTGGCTTGGTAGAAGCAGATGTTGGTCAGATGGCCAACTTTGTTGCTGGAACGGGGAACGCATTTACTGGCCGATCAGGCTACGAACTAGACCAAACATCTCTGGCTGGCACTTCCAAGCAGCTACGAGTCCTTGGCCTGGCTCGCATCCCAGAGAATGACTATGGTGAGTTCGCGAAGGCTCGCGTTCTTATAAATAACCATAGTTACGGCCAACTGGCAGCAGCGGGAGTCTAATCATGGCTATGAATCGAAGCGACTTTCGCAAGCAGTTGCAGGAAGGGCTGAACGCAGTCTTCGGCATGGAGTACAAGCGATATCCAGAGGAGTGGCGCGACATCTTCGACATCGAGCGATCGATGAAAGCATTCGAGGAAGACGTACTGCTCGCTGGCTTCGCAGGTGCGCCAGTCAAGCCCGAAGGCGAAGGCGTGGCATACGACCAAGGTGCCGAAAGTTACGTTGCTCGCTACACTCATGAGACGATCGCTCTTGCGTTCGCCATCACGGAGGAAGCGGAAGAAGACGGACTGTACGGCAGCCTGGGTAACAAGTACGCTCGTGCCCTTGCTCGTTCACTTCAGCACACCAAAGAAGTTAAGGGTGCTGATATCATCAACAACGGATTCGACGCTGGCTTCCTTGGTGGCGACGGAGTTCCGTTATTCTCGCTCTTGCATCCGCAGTTCGGTGGTGGAGTCCAGGCTAATACCCTGGCGACCGCTGCTGACCTGGCAGAGGCATCCCTTGAGCAGGCAGCGATCGACATCTCAGAGTTCGACGACGATCGTGGCATCCCGCTTGCAGCGCAGATCACAAAGCTGATTGTTCCGACAGAACTTCAGTTCGTGGCTACGCGCATTCTGATGTCACCGTATCGCACGAACACTGGCGATAACGACATCAATGCCATCTACACCCTGGGCACGGTTGGCGACGGATTCTGCGTGAATCATCGCTTAACGGATCCAGATCAGTGGACGCTCAAGACTGATTGCCCGGATGGCTTAAAGCACATGCTACGCAAGAAAGTCAGTCGTGGTATCGAAGGCGACTTCGAGACTGGCAATCTGCGTTACAAAGCTCGCGAGCGGTACAGCTTCGGCTGGTCCGACTGGCGAGGTGCTTACGGCTCTCCAGGCGGAGCATAGTAAGGCCCAAGGTCAAGGTTTTCTCCAAGTCCCTTGACCTGAACACATGGGAAAGCCCGGCTGGCCCAACCAGCCGGGTGATCCCTTTTACAACAATTAACTGGCCAGGGAAGGTCTTGCCCCTGTAAGGAGGGCTGTTATGAGTAAACATACAATTTCCCATGCCGACCAGATTCTTGCCGGTGATGGTCTTGCGGTAAATGCTGCTGATCCTAGCCATGGAATGGGCGGCGAAGATATTGGCAACGTACAGCGCGGAATCCGCATAGCGACTCTCGTCGCTGAAACTCTCCAGGGAGGAAATACCGACCAGCAAGCGTTTTGTGCAAACCAGCAACCAGCGGCTGGTGGTCAACAGGATCTCCTGATTAACGGCAACGAAGCTGTCGATGGTGTTGGTGACTTCACTGTTTGCAGTACGGTATCGATCACATCGGCTGGCGTCGATAGCGGCAGAACATTCACTGTTATCGGTCGTGATGCCAATGGCAGACCGCAGACAGAAGAAATCACTGGCCCGAACACAACCACGGTCTTTGGTAATAAGACTTTCACCAAGATCGATCGGGTCTTCGTCGATGACGATACAGCCGCTGTCATTTCTGTCGGTGAAGACGAAACGCAACCTCGTGGTCTGAGAAGGAAAGGATTGCAGTGGGATACCAACTATCTTGGTGCTACGAAGTCTAACGTGGTGATTGCCTGGGATTCTGGTGGCTCCATTGAGACTGCTGGCAGTTACGGTGGAGGCAACGACAATACGCAAACTGCGACCAATGCCGATCAACGGGCACGATATACGCCGGTCGATGCAACTGGCGATATTGAGGTCGTGTATCTCGCGGATCTCAGCAAAAGTGGTGTTGGCGAAAACTATATACATTCGAGCCAGAAAGATTTTGACGTTTAACGCATAGGAGGGTTTTGTCATGAGACAAAATGTCTTACAAATTGACCCCTATGCAGCCGCCGATACCGATCTGATAGCGGTTTCACAGACACCGGCAGCCGGGGGTGAACAAGCTCTCACGCTTACGAGTTCTCCAGTCACATTGGATACAGCTCGCCAGGTGGTGTTTACCTTTGGTGCGAATGAATCAGCCAGGAGATTCCTGGTTACTGGCACCAGGTTCGATGGTAAACAACTTGTCGAAGCGGTTGCCGGAACAGCATCCACAGCATCCACAGTGAATGCTTTTGCTACCGTCACCGAGATCCTGATCGATGCTGATTCAGCAGGTACGATCGAAGTTGGCACGGCTTTGGTCGTTTCGACTTCCTGGTTGCCACTGGATTACATCATCCCGGACTTCAAAGTGGGCCTGGTGATTACGATCGGTGGTGCAACAGATGTCACCGTCGAGCTTACGCTAAGCAATCTTCTGTCAGCCAGGGGCAATTATCCTGAGCCAACAAAGAATGCCTGGTTTGGCTCGAAGTTCGATGTGATTTATCCGGTTGTGAATCCGATCGACCACGATACCTTAGTGAATATCGCGGCTGATACGTCAGGCAATATCGCTTTTCCGGTGACCGCTGTGCGCCTCACCTCAAATGCGGTAGTGGTGACTACTCCAGTCTTGATGGAGGTTTTGCAGGCCGGGCATAGGGGAGGTTAATCATGTCAGTTACGGGCACGTATATTACTGACCCGGTTCTGGCTGATTACACCGACGAAGCAGTTGAGAGAGCTGGCTTGAATCTCCAGGAGATTACAGGTCAGCATCTCATCTCGATCCGTCGATCGGTTGGCTTTGTGTTGTCACGATGGGCGAACAAAGGTGGTCGCCAATGGACGTTCGAGCAGGTTGTCCATACGACCA